GACCCCTAGAAAGGTCCCACGTCCTTCGGTTGAGTAGTAATACCCAACTCGATTCATTGAATGAGTACACGTGCGGGAGGTTACGTATATGCGACAGAAACGAGTTTCCCCGAAATGGGTCGACAAGTTACTGCTGCTATCCGTAATCTCTATCGCGAGATTTCTACTCAAGTATAGTGACAGCGACATGTGCAAACATGCCGCCGGTTTCTTCCTTGGGTACTTCTCCGATCTCGTGTCCGATATCTTCCCATCGAAGGGAAGGTCATCCAATGATTCTTCTGGAAAGAGGCACTCGCCATGAGAACGAGATCCAGAACGTTAAACCAGAATATGTCCGGTAGCTGGGGTCGTACTTTGAAACAACGCTCCAATTGTGCTATTCCGTCGACTGAGACGGTTAGTACCGTTGGAGGAGGAACTTATACGAACTTCCAGCAAATCGGGCAGATTTCTAGTATGACGGACCAGTTGTCTCCCACTGCTTCAGCGAAGAAGAAACGTGAGTGGCGTAAGCGTCAAGCTTTGCTACGCCTCGTTGAGAGAGGATATGGGCTTCGGCAGTTTATGCCGAACCATCCCTGTACTCATACGACGCATACCCTCGATTTTGAGGGCGCTCTTGTTACTCTTCATTCAAAGGAGCAATGTTCGGGATATAACAGGATCTGGACGAGCTCTTTCGATAATGCCGCAGTCTTTCTAGCGTCGCAGATCGGCGGACTTTCGAACCCGGCGCTGCAAATAACAACGCAAGGTTTTAACGGTACGTCTTCTGCATATCGCAAGCATGACTGGTATTCGCTTACGTCCGACTTTAATGAAGCTTGTGATAGCTTCATTCCTTCTTCCATGCTCCTAGGTGAGACGATGTACGAGTGTGACATCTTTGTTGATGCCCTCAAGTACATCATCAACCCTTCACGCGCCATCAAGGATTTCCTTGCTGGTGTCGTGTCTTTGGGGCTTAAGAAGAAGAATCTCGGTACGATAGCGCGGATTATCAAGGGAAGTTCGAACGCCTGGTTGTCTTACAACTTCGGTGTGAAACCTGCCATTGAGGATACGGTCAAGGCTCTTACTGCCCACCAAGTGGTGCAGCAAAGGCTTTGGTACCTCTCCAATAATGGTGGGTCGTATGTCCCGATTAGAGTGCGGCGGAGTTTCGACTCCTCCTTCACGAATACTTCGGTCCCGACCTCCTATCCCGATAGCGGCTTTACTTCTGTGAGGAAATGGTATATTTCCAAACAGAGTCAAGCTTGCATAGGGGCATGGGGGAAGGTCCGAAATGACTTGAACTGGAAAGACGCTTGGACGGCTTACCTACAACACTTCGGTGTTAATAAAGTAATCGGCCTCGCCTGGGAATTAATCCCATTCTCGTTCGTCCTTGATTGGTTTACCAATGCTCAGGAGCGTATCAATGAATTGACGCGCTTCCGTATTGGCGACCCTTTCTCGGAGATTCGGAATCTATCATGTTCGCTAACCGAAGAGACTAAATACGGGTATTATTGTATACCAGGATTTACTTCCTCTATCGGCGCTTACATGGTGAAACCGACCAGTCACTTCTTATGCGCCACTGGGCGCCAGAGAAGTTATTCGCGTTACCTCACTATACCAGAAACCTCCGGGGTTGTTGACTTTTCATCCCTGGGGCTCTTCCAAGCAATCGCATCCGGTGCACTTATCGTGCAACGGGCCCTGCGATAAACAGTCCTACGTGAGATAGTTTTCTCACTTAAACCGCCCCCCATACAACGGGGGCAGTCTCGAGGAGTTTCTAATGGCTGACATCATACTGACGAAGGCGGATGGATCCACCGACGTCACCTACAAGCCGCAGTCGAATCAGGGAACAGTGAAAGTGTATGCGAACGAAAGCGCAGGGCTCGTCGAGCCCGAAACGCTTCGCGTGCAGCACATTCTCCGCCCTATCGGCGCAAAAGGGACCGACAGGCACAACGTGACGCTCCAGAAGCTGGTCGTGGATGATACCACGAATCAGAATCTGGTGATGTCCGTCAGCCTGCAGTATTCGATCCCTCGCAGCTCGGAGATCACGCTCGCCATGTTGAAAGACATGCAAGCGCAGCTGACCTCCTATGTGAACCGGACCGCGAACCTCACGTCCTTGTTCAATGGGGCCACCCCTGAGGGTGACTACAATGTAACAGGGCCGTTCAATCCGACCCTGGCTTGACCGCCAGGTAGGATGGGTTTTCGCGATGGATCACATAAGTAGGTAACATCTCAGCAGATGTTGCCATTGGGACTTGGAGGAAACCCATGAGAATGGGAGACCTTAATTCGTTCCAAGAGCGATTCGTCGCACTCCGAAGTCGAATGATCGACGACGGCATTGCGAACGGAGCTCCCTTTTCCAGCAAAGATCTTCAGACGTTAGTTGAAAGGCTAACGGCTGAAGGCTCTAGCTTTGTCAAGGTAACCTTACCTCTATTAGGAAAGGCCCTTGATCGAGGTCTAGTGAATGGTAGATTTGAACCTATCATTAACTTTCGCTCGAAGAGGAACACATGCATTCCGGTCTTTTGTCATCAGGTTTTCCTGACGATATTTGAACCGGACGGTATGCTCCGTTCCTCGCCTAATGTTGTCTCTATACGTCTTCTGCGGCAGTTTCTACTCTTTGATAGCAAGCTCTCACAAGAGCCCACATCAGAGCAGGAAAGACATACCAAAGACGCGTTTGTTCAGCGTATGGATCGGCTTCGTAAGAAGCGCATCCAAACTGATCATCCGGTCCTACTAGAAGCTAGAAAACTTCTAGGCAGAGTTCTCGACGATTCTCTACTCGACGACATAATCCCGGGACATGGTCCTGGGGTGACGGCGGAGAGAAAGGATCGTTTCGAACGATGGGCTTTTCGCACTTGGCCTTCAACGGCCGAGCGCTATTATCCCTATCTGACGTACGGAACACAGTCCCTTGAAGCCTGGATGAGATGTGGTTATGACGTGACGTGGGTCAAAGAACCCACAACGCGTTGTTGCCTTGTCCCAAAAGACTTTAAGGGTCCACGACTGATCTCCGCTGAAAGTGCTGCTACGCAATACCTTCAGCAGGGTCAGATGCGAAAGCTAATGTCTTATTGTGACCACCACAGGGTGATTGGCCGCTCTATACGGTTTAGGGATCAAACCCATAACCAAAGAGCAGCACAATCTTCCGTAGCCCGTAAGACGGTTACGTTAGATCTCTCTAACGCGTCCGATACGGTTTCTGCGCCTCTGGTTTGGTTCCTCTTTGCAGAGGTACCTCGCCTAAGGAACAGATTGATGGCCACAAGGTCAACTCACATGATGATCGATGATCAGCGTGTCAAGTTGACGGCATTCGCCCCAATGGGGTCAGCTGTCTGCTTCCCCGTTGAGTCTCTAGTCTTCTGGGCCATATCAATGGCCTCGTTAAAACTAGTGAGATCGCATGAGTACACTAGAGATGGGGTAACCCGTCTCGTGTGTCCTTTTCGTGATTCTGTGCTAGCTGAGGAAATTGCTGTCTTCGGTGATGATATTATCATCCCCGAAGAGGCTTTTCCTACCCTCCATGGTACATTACTCGAAGTCGGGTGTGAGCCTAATATGTCAAAGACATGTTGGCAAACACCCTTCCGTGAGTCATGTGGCTCGGAGTGGTTTAACGGTATCGATGTCACGATAACTCGTAACAAGGAGTACCATTATGCAGCCGACAACAAGCTCGAAGATCACCTTGCATTGCTCAACCTCCAAAGGAAGTTATTCCTTCAAGGCATGTTCAGTGCAGCTGCATTGCTCAAAGATTGGGCAGAAGAAATTCACCCAATCTACGAGCTACCTGTCGATCGAGTTCTTACTGACTTTCGAGCAGATTGGTCAGATGGAGATTCTTCCTCTTCATTCAATGGGCTTCTTGCCCGGAGAATGCAGTCGAAAGACCCTCTGGCTATCTGCAGGATTCAGCGAATTCGACCTGACGAAGCTGATATGGGGAATCAATGGGCAGATCCATGCACAGAGAGTGCCTGGAATCTGTATCACTGGCTCTCAAATCAGCCTAAGGATAGATATCAGTGTGCATTTGGTTTCGAATTCCGGTGTTCAGCCGGGCTTCGTACTAGATGGCATAGATACTATCACAGGTATGAATGCAGAGTTCCGCGGCCCTTTCAAAGGTCGCGTAACTGGCCGTCTTCCAAGAGGATCCGAGAGCTCGCTTCTTCCGAAGCAGGCTTACGCGCTCATGTAAATGAGATCGTTCTCAGATCCGAATACGCACGCTTATTTGCGCGCGTCTTGGGAGACTCAATTGAACGGGTTGCATCCCGGGACATTTCTGTCCGTTCTGCATGGTCGATTCTTCCTTTACCGATCGGGCTTTCACCTGATATAGTAAAAGATTAATCGTGGGTGGACTAGTCTCTAGCATTAGATCGCACTCCAGCCAGTAGGCTGGGGCGGTCGGCTAGGGTTAACCCCTAGTCGTCCGCTCGAGGCGGGT